AACTTTGAGATGGCGTTGATAGATCTAACGCTACGTATGTTCACTGAGCCTACCATAAGATTAGAGACTTCAATTCTAACTAAGCATATAGAAAAGATTAAAGCTACTAAAGAAAGGCTCATGTCGGCGATAGCGCATGACCGTAAAGAACTAATGAGCAATGCTAAGTTTGCAGAACTGTTAGAAAAACTTAATGTTGCTGTCCCTCGGAAGATCAGCCCCACTACTGGCAAAGAAACATATGCGTTTGCTAAGACTGACGAGGAGTTTAAAAAGCTACTTGAACACGAGAATGAAAAGGTGCAAGCACTTGTGGCAGCCAGACTAGGCGTTAAGTCTACTATAGAAGAGACACGTACACAGCGTTTTATAGACATAGCAGGGAGAGGTACGTTACCTATACCCTTGCGTTACTATGCAGCACATACAGGGCGTTGGGGTGGTGATGACAAGATTAATATGCAGAACTTACCTCGTGGTTCACAACTTAAGAAAGCAATGTGCGCTCCAGAAGGGTACAAGTTTATAGACTGTGACTTGTCTCAGATCGAGGCTAGAACTTTAGCTTGGCTTGCAGAAGCCGACGACTTAGTAGAGGCGTTCGACAGAGGTGATGATGTGTATAAGATTATGGCTTCAGCTATCTACGATAAGCCCGAAGATGAGATAACAAAAGAAGAACGTTTCGTTGGTAAGACTACGATACTAGGTGCAGGGTATGGAATGGGCGCTGCAAAATTTAAGTCTCAACTTAAAACGTTTGGTGTAGAACTAGAGCAAGACGAGTGTGATCGTATTATCAAAGTATACAGAGAAACATACCCTGACATACCTAAGCTGTGGCGTTCTGCCGGTAAAGCTCTAAAGAATATTATGGAAGATAAGACGTTTGACTTTGGTAGGGAGGGAGTTGTTTGGGCTAATGGGTCTGTAGGTATTGAGTTACCAAACGGATTGTATGTTAGGTATCCAAACTTACGTAATGAAACCGACGAGGAAGGTAATACAGAAACCGTGTACGACACACGGAGGGGCAGAGCCATCCTGCCTAATAGAATTTATGGCGGTAAAGTTATAGAGAATATATGTCAGGCGTTGGCACGGATTGTTATTGGTGAGCAGTTGTTGCGTGTATCACAGAAGTACAAAGTAGTAATGACGGTACACGATGCAATAGGTTGTATTGCTCCTGAAGATGAAGTAGAACAAGCAATGAAGTTTGTTGAAAAAAGTATGAGAGTGCGTCCTACGTGGGCTTCAGATTTACCTTTGGATTGCGAAGGTGGATGGGGAGAATCTTATGGTACGTGCTAAGAATTACAGAAGGTCTTATAAGTTCTACCTCTGTAATACCCCAGAGGGCGGTGGGTTGGTACTCGTTAGCCAAGAACACCCTCAGTGTATAGCAAGGACTAAAAACTACATAGTAGGGTCGTCAATCTCCTGCTACGTCGTTCTCCAACCTTGTGTATGTACCGGGTAAGCCACGCTACGGTTAGTCGTACTTTCTACCCGAAGTACGCACCAAATTCTAAGGGGGGAGTTATGAAAAAACTAACCAAAGCAAGGCTAAAGAGAGAGCTGTCTATACTTAAGCAGGACATACAAGACTTACGACAAGCTGAGAAGATTTGGGAAGGACTTCTTGCTAGTTGGCCTGATGACACCGACTACATTTATGTGGATGAAGAAGGTGCAGTTGAAGAAACTACTGGAGCATTACACTAATGACGTTAATGAAAAACGCACTTGATAAACAAACTGGCGGTAACCATTACAAGGATATGGCTATCCAACCGGCAGAGTATGCTGAGAAGAACGGCTTGTCGTTGCTTGAGGGTAACATCGTTAAGTATGTTTCACGGTGGAAAAAGAAAGGTGGTCTAACTGATCTACAAAAGATCATACATTGTGCAGAACTTATTATAGAAATACACGGCATAAAAGAGAACAAATGAAATTAACTATAGAGTTAGACGAAGAAGATGTAGAAGAAGTTATGCAACTTATACACAGACTTACTGAAGTGGTAGAAAAGTTAGAGGACTACGTGGAGGAGAAGCAGGATGCAGTTTGAATATTACGCAACCATCGTAAAAATTGTGGACGGAGATACTGTAGATGTCGATGTTGATTTGGGCTGGAATGTTGTTATACGCGGTAGTGCTGGGCGCATCCGTCTGCATGGGGTCGATGCTCCAGAGTCTCGCAATAGAAACGTGGAAGGCAAAGCACATGGCCTCCTTGCCAAAAAATTCGTGCAGGAAAAACTTAAAGTGGGAGGAGTATATAAACTCCGAACAAAAGAGAAGGGCAAATTTGGAAGATACTTAGGTGACTTTCAGATAGGTGATAAGTGGTTGTGTGCAGAGCTTGTGGCTAATCAACTAGCTGTACCGTATACCGGACAGAACAAAAAAGAAATTGCGAAAGCGCATGAAGCTAATCGCCTGTTGTTAGTTAAAAAAGGACTTCTATGACCGCTTGGAGTTACAGTAGTATAAGCACGTTCAAGCAATGCCCTAAAAAGTATTATCACTTGAAGGTGGCTAAAGATGTGAAGGACGTAAGTAGTTCTGCTATGTACTACGGTAACGAGGTGCATAGAGCTGCGGAACATTACGTCAAGAAAGGCACACCTATACCTACTAAGTTTAAGTTTATTAAAAAGACTTTGGACTCGCTAAACAATATACAAGGTGAGAAACATTGTGAGATACGTATGGCCTTAGCAAAAGAAGATGGCGAATACGTACCTACAACTTTCTTTGCTGACAACGTATGGTGGAGAGGTATAGCAGACTTACTTATAGTCGATGACGATAAAGCTTATTTAGTTGATTACAAGACAGGCAAAAGTGCTAAGTATGCAGACACCAAACAATTAGATTTACTGGCGGGAGCTACGTTCACGCACTATCCAGGAATTAAAAGTATTAAGTCTGCTTTAGCATATGTAGTGAGTAACGAATTTGTACAAAAGAAACACACGTCAGACATGCGTAAGTCATACCTCACTGTGTTTGATGACGAACTAGAAAGACTAGACTCGGCAGAAGAGAACGAAGTGTGGAACGCTATCGACGGCCCACTGTGTGCGTACTGTCCGGTAACTAAATGTGAACACAATAGGAGGCGATAAATGAGTAAACAAAAGGTTAGGGGTATACCTCATTGGCGTAAGTTTAAAGAAGCGGCAAACGCATTGGAAAAATTCGGTGCAGAGTTCCCACCTTCACTTACTCATACTAAAGACTCTCTGAAAATTAATTCTATGCTTATAAAAAACGGTCCAAAATTTTATGTGCCCCAAATTAACGAAGTACTTAACATTGGTAAACAGAAAGAAGGCTATGTAGTGTTTGAAGACGATGAACTTATTAATTTGCCTTACCCCATAACGATATTGTTAAGTGAGTCATGGTTACGTACTGCACCCAGAGAAGAAGGCGCTCTCCATAACACTTGGAAGATTTCTGTTTTTTGTCAACCAGACAAAAATGGTCCTATAGTGTGTACAAGTACAGTGTACGACCCTAATCGTAAAGTATGGGTAGGTTTGCCTATAGCAGTAGCGTTGAGCAAAGTCCCATTGCCAGTCGAAAAAGGGGTTGGTTATGGGTTGGGGCGTAGGTATTGTGGCGATCCTGCTACGCAAGAATTGCTAAAGCAAATGAAAGATGCGGGTCAAACTGAAGAAGAAGGCTTGCGTGATTTTGACGAAGACATTGCCGCTTTAATGTCTCTGATAAAATTATTATCTGTGCAGGGTATGGAAAGAGTTAAAGTAAAGATGCCTGACAAGTTGGTAAAAAAACACGCTAAACACAGTAATGACACTTCTGATTATTCTTACCATGTTCTTAAAATAGGTGGGGACATTTGGGACAGCCCCTATGTAATGGAGTCAAACCAGAATAGTGGTAAGCGTAGTCATTTACGGCGTGGGCACATACGACGGCTTGCACACAAGAATGTATGGGTACGTGCTTCTTTTATACAAGGTAGCAAAGAAGGCTTTGTAGAGAAAGAATACCATATAACTCAAATGTAAAGGAGGTAACATGCCTAAGAAACGAAACTACAAGAAAGAATATGAAAACTACCAAGGCACGGAAGAGCAAAAGAAGAACCGTGCAAAACGTAATGCTGCTCGACGCAAAGCTTCAAAAGATGGCAAAGTCAGTAAGGGCGACGGTAAAGACGTAGCACACAAGAAGGCTATATCTAAGGGTGGAAAGAACCCAGGCAATACTAAAGTAGAAGTAGCCGGTGCTAACCGTTCGTTCAAGCGTAACTCAAAAGGCAAGTTAGTCTCAGAGAAAAGCACTCGTGAGCGGAAAGCATAATGCAAGTAGTCGATGATAAGGCGATCATACTTAGAACTAAACGTCCGCATCTAGTCACTGAGGCTATCGAAAGATGTAAAGTCTTAAGCGAAGAAGATGGGATGTATAAAGTTGCAGTTA